TCAGAGTCTGGCTCTATGGGGCATGTATGGGACACTCTCCGTCAACTGCTTATTGAGTAGTTCTATTTGCCCGATATTGTTATCTTTCATCCATGCTCCGTAAACGTTGAATACCATTTGTGCATTTGCATGGCCCATTTGGTTTGCTATGAAGCTTGGATTCGCTCCTGCCGATAATGCCCAACAGGCATAAGTATGCCTGGACTGATAGGCTTTTCTGTGCCGCAGTCCTGCTCGCCTTAATGCAGATGCCCAGGAATCTCTGATGGAATCTGCTTTATAGTGGTGACCGACTTGCTGGCATTTTTTCACCAGTTGCGGATTAAAAACAAACGTGCATTCATGGCGTGCAGTGCGACCGAACTCCCGAAGCTTGACGTCAATTTGATACTGAGGGCCAAGTCTTGTCATTTCAGCCTGGCTTTTCAGGGCATCAACAGCTGGTTGAACAAGATGAATAACACGATCAGTTCCCGCTTCTGTTTTTGGTAGAGTGAACTCCCCGAGTTTTGTATAATTACGACGGATAGTCATTGTTTTAGCTTTTAAATCAATATCCTCCCAAGCGAGAGATATTAGCTCACCGTGACGAATGCCTGTGTATACTGCTAAGGACCACAGGTTTTTCGTTTGTTGATGGTGACAGGCATCAATAAAACGAATAAATTCGTCACGTGTGAGCGGATCTGGTTCTGTTCTGGATCTCTTTAATGGTGTCAGGCCGTTAAATGGGTTTGACACGATATAGCCGTTATCAGCCGCAAATTGAAACATTCCTGCAATTGTCGTCATGTAGTAATTAACCGTAACTACTGACCTCCCTTTAATCGGCGTTGTTTTTCCGTTAGAGAGATTATGATACCCGGTTAACAAATCTTTCCTGATAAACAGTAAATCTTCCTTTGTTACCGACGAAGCAAGACGTTTTTCCCCTATGCGAGGAAGCATGTTTCTCACCACGGATTGATACCGACTGAATGCATTACTTCCTATCTCAATTTTCTTAAGGTCCAACCATTTTTCCGAAAGTGCCTTAACGGTTATCTCTCTTTTTCCCAGACCAAAGTGTTTCAGGTTAGGGGAATTAGGGAACTGCGCGGCGTAGTCGAAACTCCCCATTCTGATTGCAAAACAAACGGAAGTGCGAAGTTCACCAGCGATCTTCCGGTTTTTGGCTGTGTCAGGAACACCGAGGTTTTCTCTGACACGTTTGCCATTATAGTGAAACCATATACGGAGTGATCCTCCATGGTTTTCAACGCCTGTCGGGTATGATGCGTTACTCATTAAACCTCCCAGACGTCCAGGAGCATTAACAGGTTAACCGGAACTTGCATTTTTGGCACCTGGTTGTTTCTGGTTTTCGATCCATCGCATAATTTCTTCGATGTTGTACAGGCATTCACTGTAATGCCCAGGATCACCTTCTACAGCGTAATGGCGGTATTCTTTTCCCTGCATCCATGACTTTCTTCTGGCCCGCTCGATGGTGCCGGGCTTTAGCCCTGTTGATGCAATAAGGACTCTCTCCGTACACCATTTGCTGGGGGTTATCTGATAGATGATTGTCTGCATGCCAACCTCATAAAACTTTCATCCACGGCAGTGGCACCACACGTCAAACATTCGTTTCACAACTTCACGGCAGTAGAAGCCGTCAACATCACGGGGCAGGTCGTAGCGATTGCCGAATGTCTTGCGAACCCAGAACTCAAAAGCCGTATGCATGTATCACCTCCGTTGCATTGCGCGTAATTTTTTCAGGTGCATTTCCTGCTCAGTGCCCGCCAGAATTTTGCGGTACTCCTGGCGGTCAATATGTTCGAACAGGTTGTTGAACTCACCAATGTGTACCCGCCCGGAGCGTCCGTCCATGCGCCGAAAGAACACTGAGTGCTGAGTACTGCGAGTAATCACCACAGGGTATCCGGCTCTGTCCGTGTATATCTGACCACGTTGAATCAGAGCGAACATTCCTTTATCCCCAGCGGAAAAGCGAATACAGAATAAATGCCACCGCTATTGCAACTCCTACTGCGGTGAATGCTTCAGGCCAATTCATCATTTCACCTCCTGCGGCGGTTCCGGTAGCGGCATCCAGTGGGTTACCTCTTTGAGATACAGGTCTTCGCCATCACCGTCATCCCAAGTGGGATTGCCATCATTAAACCAGTCGCCATATACGCCGACCTGAGTGTTGGGGATGTTTGGTGGGTAGTTGTTTTTAAAGTCAGCTGCTAACACATAGCATTGTCGCTCTCCCATTTCTGGCATTCGCTCACTACAGCTTATCCAACCATCCGGAGTTACCGGAGAGTTGCCAGCCTCATAAGCTGATTTCATCCAGTGCGTAAGCGTTTCGATGCTTACACATCCGCAATCAACGTCTATTTTTTCTTTTTGTTCTGACAACCATTCCTGGAATGACAGCTTGGCAGTCTGGCTTGCTGGCTCAATTCGTGGCAGGCCGATATATAGCGGTACATTTCCCGGATCCATCGAATTGTCGGGACAAATAAACGTGTTACAACCATATTTAACGAGCTCAATTCCCGCGGTGTCGATAGTGGCGAATGGTTCAGCGGTCAATGCAGTCAACGCAATTTCATAAGCACGGCGCTCAATATTGTCCCGCCCCCCCAGACTGCTGATATGTTCTTTAATTTCTTTAATTAGCTCTTTGTCAGTAATAGTGGTCATAGCTATTTCACCTTAATCTCAACATTTCGCAGCTTTAGCTCTACTGGCAGGTCTGACTTTCCGGTTAATGCTAATGCGAGATTTTCTGGAGTAATGAGAGCAGTTATTGTTTTCCCCATCGCCAGACGAATAATCATTCGTATCTCGCGATCGTCACATGCTCCCGGTCGAACAATTGAGATTTGTCCGTTCATCTCACTCTCCTTTGATGCGAATGCCAGCGGCGCGGATTGCAGCGATGACCTCAGAAACTTTGTATGCCATTACCGTTTGGTAATCCTCGTGAAAATCTGTTCGATGAAGCATACTGCTACGTTCCGGGAGCAGTATTTCCCGCGCTTCCAGTTCTGCGTTGCGCTTCTCTGCGGCTTCCAGCTCAACACGCAGCTTCCCTACCGTTAGCGCAATATCCTCGTTCTCCTGGTCGCGGCGTTTGATGTATTGCTGGTTTCTTTCCCGTTCATCCAGCAGTGCCAGCACAACCTGAGGTGTGACTTTCATACGAAATGCCAGCAATTTTTGAGGCGTTGCTACTGTTTCAATTGCTACTGCCACCTCACGCAGTGCCTGATAGTCAATTTTGCTCACTGGTTGCCTCCTTTGCGCCACATCGCATTCAGATATTTGTTGTCATTAACAGAACCGAAACTATTTCTCTTAAGCAATTCCTCTCTCGATGGCATTGGCTTTACGCGTTTGCGAATAATCATTTCTGCCGGAAGAATGCCGGGATTGTATGCAAGTCCTCTCATGATTTACTCTCCACGAACTGGTCAATAGCCATGCTAAGTGATACACCTAAAGTCTCGATATGCTGCTGAATATCCTGTAGCGTCTGCGCCTGAGATAACAGGATTTCACGGTTGCATAACTCTTTGACCAGATGCTCAAACTTGCTGTAATAACCGATACGACTTAGTGTTTCTTTCCCTGCATTCTCGCCTTCTTTGATAATTCCTCTTTCACTAAGAATCAGGTCGTGTTTGGTTCCGGTAATAACGTATTTTCCGAGGTCGATGTTTAGCTTCATTGTTTTCATTGTTAATTCCTCAGTCATTACTGATAGCGCCATAGCGTGAGTGGTAATTACGCAGGCGCGGGTCGATATATTCAGGGAAGTGGGTATATGTGGCTTTGCGGAATGGTCGGATTGATGTCTGGTAAATTCGCTCGCGTTCTTCTTTCTCTGCAAGCCATATACAATGGCGAAATTCCTTTTCCTCTTTCGTTTCCTGCGGTAGCGACATTATCCGATTGTAGTTTTTTCTGAATTTATCCAGCACCTCCGATACGGAATTGCCGGAACAGCGGCGCGCGTCGTCCGCACCATACAGAGGCGCTGGCATAATGGGAGCCTTATTTTCAGTAATCAGAAAGGAGGGTAATCGTTCTGGCTGTAACCATAATCATCTGCATGATTATGGCTTACGTTTTTAGAGCGATTGTCTTTATCTTTGAGGCTGGCAACCATGTTGGCGATAGTTTCTGGTTGCTTGCCTTCTGCCTTTTCTTTAAGGGTTTGACCTGTTTGTGCAATAAACGGGATGCGTATTTCCATCTGGTAGCTGTCTGCGCCAGTCTTTTTGTTTGTGGTTAATACTTTCTGGAGCACTAACCCGATTTTCTTTCCATGAAATTCAGGTGCAACAAATTTACTGGCGGAAACCATATGTTGCGTTAATTGTCCAATCCCGGCACACCCCATCATGGCGTGAACGACATTTGCGCCAAATTTGTTTTCCGTGCCGTCATTTTTCTGAACACAGACGCTAAGATACTGGATTTTACGTCCGTCGTCGGATTCTCCAGAAAACTCAATAAATTTGGCTCCTTTTTCTGATTGCTTGAGTTCTGCTTCAGTAATGGTAATTATGTGAGCGCCAGTTTCGTTAATAAAACCACCTTGCCCTGCGGTCAGTGCTGCTTCTTCGTTATAAGTAAAAATTACGTTGCTCATGCGGCGTTTTCCTTAATTTGATGAACATTATTGATGCCGTAGTAATCACAAACAGTGGCATCGACGAAAGAGAGATCGTTATCAATCTCATTGGAATCAAACATTCCCATTGGGGATTTAACAGTGTCTGCACCGTTGTTTTTCGTGGTGAAAAAGAACTGGTCATCGCGGGTAAGAGTGCGAAGAACTATAGTAAACATGCCTTCGACAGTGATTTTCTCGTCCAGCATTTTGCCGATAGTCTTCATTTTCACGCGCCCCATAGGGGTTTCTTCGGTGTGCGCAAGAAAATAGACTCTCAGGTCATCAGGCGCATCCTGTGCAGCCTTAATGACCTCCCATGCGTGGCGGCCTATCTCAGTAAATTTATCAAACGATTTTTCTTCTGAGCGGCGCATAAACTCATTGCTCATCACATACTGGAAGTCATCAACAATAACGATTCTTTTTCCGTATTCGTGAGCACGCTTAATTACAGCAACTATTACGTCCCATTTGTCAGTGGTAACTACGGTTCCTTTTTTTGCTCTGGCATCCCATGCAAGCCAGTTTTTTGATTTAAATGGTAGCGGCTTGCCTATTGGTTTTATAAGTATTGCTTCCTCTGGATTGATATTTCTCATGCTGGTTGATTTTCCGGTGCCAGACTCACCGAGTATTAATATCGCAGTTCCCATAATTCACCTCAGAATGGTAATTCGGATGGGGAGGAAAGAAATTCGCGCTCATTCATGCGCTCTCTTTGTGCCTGCCATAAGCAAAGTTGTTTCTTTGATTTATCTCCCGCTTTACGCCAGTAACGAGCCTCAGCAATGTAATACTCTCTTTTTAATCGACTTAACTCTGGGGTTTTCGCCAGTTCTACCGGAATCATTTTGACCTCCATTTTCTGTAGGCTTCTACGGCTTCACGAAACATCTTTTCATCGCCAATAAAAGTGGCGATAGTGAATTTAGTCTGGATAGCCATAAGTGTTTTATCCATTTTTTGGAACTCCTGGCTGATTAAGTATGTCGATAAGGCGTTTCCATCCGTCACGTAATTTACGGGTGATTCGCTCAAGTAAAGATTCGGAAGGGCAGCCAGCAACAGGCCACCCTGCAATGGCATATTGCATGGTGTGCTCCTTATTTATACATAACGAAAAACGCCTCGAGTGAAGCGTTATTGGTATGCATATAAAAAGGCCCTCACACTGGAGGGCAAAGAAGATTTCCAATAATCAGAACAAGTCGGCTCCTGTTTAGTTACGAGCGACATTGCTCCGTGTATTCACTCGTTGGAATGAATACACAGTGCAGTATTTATTCTGTTGTTTATGCCAAAAATAAAGGCCGACTATGCGGCCTCGGAAGGAAGTCCAATCATCTTATTCAAATCTTCTACCCGTAAAGCAGGAAGTGCTGTACTTGCTTTATCTGCTTCTTTTGGTAGCAATTCTTTGCTTTCAGGCCAAACTTCAATAAGTCGCTTAACTGTTGTGACTGAGTTCAAAGCAGCCCATACATTTGATTCGATATCCTTTTTCTTGGCTTCAAGTTTTTGTTGCAATGCGCAGATTTCATCAAACCTTTTTGTTATTTCGTGTTCTGCGTCAAACATGCATTTATCTTTGATCGGAGTAGGGAGCAATATATCTTTGCCGTTGCCGTCTTTCCCATATGAATGCCATCCAACCCTTCTGCCAGATACAGTCAGATAAATTGAAGTAGAACTAACATCGTATGAGTAAAATGAACATCCCATCTTTCCAAGTTCTTCACTTATAGCTACCAACTTGGATGATAACTGATCCACTTCCTCAGTTTTCTTTTTACCGCCAAACGCAATAACTCTGGCGTCAAGTGCAAGCTGGTTCTTTAACTTTGTTACTTCTTCAAGTTCAGTGAACACCCCGGACTTAATTAAAGCGTTACGAGCGATTTCCTCTTTCATTCTCGTAGTTAAGCGGATTGATGACATATTAATTCCTCTCAAATAAGTGGTTTGCTGCCTAATTTCATTTTCTGGCGACCAACACAAGTCACACCCATTTCACTGCGTGGCTTGCGGTAGTAAATACGGTTCTGTTTACGCTCGACCTCTTCTGACTTTGACTTCTTGCAGCGAAGGCTTCCGAGTGATATTGCTTTTTCAGAAAGGCTTAAACGCTTTCTCGGGGCTTCCTGAACAGCTTCCTCACTGTCTGTGCCGAAGATCGAATCGATGATGTTGCAGATGGAATCACGCTCGATAGCCAGCTTTCTGCGCCGCTCATGACGGCGAGTTTTGGCATTTCCTGCGAATGTTGATTTCCCGTACACGATTACCGTCATGATATTTTCCTCATGTGAAATGGCTTTGGTGGTGATGCGCCAGATGCTGATCTTCTGGTTGCTGTCGTTGCTGCTGCAATTCACATCACCGCCAAACCCATCTCGTTTGGTATCTGTTTGCGCTTTGTCAGCGCCACATCGAAGTTAAAGAGCCTGCCAATCTGTTCCGTTTGGCTACCAGCGTCCTGCTGATGGCTTAAAGATAACCCAGGTTATAGGTGCGGTCAATAACTTAATTTATAATTCATGGTAAATAAGTTATAAATAATGGATAACAAAGGTATTTTATTTTTGTAAATGTTGAGGATGAAGGTGATGGGGCAGGGATCATAACTGCATGGTTTAGCGAGTTACATCAATAAATACAATTGGTTATGTTTTTTAGGTGGGGGGATCGTGAGGCAAAGAAAACCCGGCTCGGTGGCCGGGTTAATGCGTTAATGCTGGGGAGTGATTTTTTTGTTGTCTGTTGGCTGGGTATTTTGTGGCGGCGCTTGCAAAGTGGAAGGCTGTTGCAAAGGTGCGTGGTCTGACTTTAAAGCTGATACCAGCCCGGGAATCGCAACTATTACAGCGATAATGACACTAAAAATGGCTAATCGTATAGAAATACCCGACTGAACACCACTAATTGCGGTATTAACCCCTGTTATTTGTCCTTGAATTCCTTCGAATCTCCCATTAATTGCTTTTATATCGCCAGCAGCGCTATCCATCTTTCCATCGATCTTGGACGATAGAGAGCTTATGGCTGCATTAAGTGATGCAAATTGGACATTAACGTTTTCACGAGATAGAGCCATGTCAGCCCTAATGGAAGAAGCAATAGACTCCATCTCTGCTTTATTAGCAGCTAAGCGAGCATCAAGTTCCTCTCTGCTGATCGTTCCCACTTCTTCCTCCGTTTGTGGCGGTTTTATGTAATTATTTTGCACCTTGGTGGGAGAATTATCAAATTCAGCCTCAAAATCGGAACCGCCAACAACCTTCAACCTCCGGCTTTCAGATATGTTGGTGTCTTGCTTTCCATGATTATTTAAATTACTGTCGTCACTCATAATAGCTCTACGGTGAAAAATGATTCATTTTTATGAAGTTCATTTTTAGGGTCTTCATTATCTTGCAATATCCCTATAACACTATACAGCCCTTTAGCTGGGACCCTAATTTCTTTCAATGTTACTATTACCTGTCCGCCAACCCCTGTTTCAAAATGGCTATCTTTCGTATCGATGAAAAGTGAAACTGATTCCGAAGAGCCGTCAGGGAATTGAATTTCCTCACCTTTTTTTATAATTAGGTGCGCGGGGATTACCATAATACCCAAATTATATCTTGAATTTGGTTTCAACCCGATCATACCAACCCTGAAATCAATTGATAGCCGCGCAGGAAATTCATTGCATGTAAAATTAAGCGTCGGTTGGTTGGGTTCTTCGCTGCTATCAAATGGAGTTATAAAAGATATTCTTTCTAAATTAAGTGCCATAAATTCTCCTGCATCTCTGTATGCTCTACGAGCATCTCTGCGACCATCCATCATCCAAACGTTTCTTCACTCATCCGAAGAAGCAGCAATCCGGGTCAGCACGCACAAGCTCAAGCGCATCAGTCAGCGAAAGTTCAGTACTGTACTGATGCCATTTCATATCCTTCCGCATCCAATAGATTTTCCATCTATCCAGAGAACGTATGTACTTGATTCTTGCTGATGGCAGGATGTTTGTTTCACCTGGGTTGCCCTGCCACACGGGGCGCTGTTCGCCGATATCTATCGTTTGGTCATTGATGCTATAAACAATATCCAGTTCATTGCGGATATGTTCAGGCGGCCTTATGCTTTCAATGAATTGGTGAACTTCTTTTTTGACCGCTTGATATTCAAGGTCAGTGAACGCCATCTATCCTCCTCACCCAAACGTTTCTTCAGGCCACTGGTTACCAGCTATGTGATGACCAGAATACTCTGCCAATAATCCTTACTGTTTCATGAAACTCATCTCTATCCATTACTTCATCAGGGTACTCTTCGCGATTTATTGATCTGATTATCACGGATGTAGGTGTGGCTATTAATGTCTTTACTCTTAGTAAATCAGATTGACAAATAGCGTAGGTTTTACCATCTCTGATGGTGGTGTCTTGCGTGTTGACTCCAACAACATCACCATCGTGAAGGGTTGGCTCCATGCTTTGGCCTATCACCCTAACCAGCTTGGCAGAGCTTTCAGATACCCCCATCTTTTTCAGATAGTACTTTCTGAAAACCAAAGAGAACTCAGATGATTCCTCTAACTCACAGCTACCACTCCCGGCGGAAAGAGAAACATTAAGAAGAGGCAATGCGACAAACTCGTCATCGTTTCTTTTTATGTCTTCCCATACCACCGCTTTTAAAGATGACTCACGCACATTCGATGGCTCTTCATGTGCACCATCCCTCATTTCACCAATACCTGAGCTAAGCCATTCAGGGCGTACTTTTAAAGCATTGGCTAATTCAACCATCTTGCGAGATCCGTTTGTTTTACCGGATGACATCTTCTGTATGGCTGGCTGAGATATTCCAACCATGTCAGCAAGCTGTGATTGTGACACCCCTGCTGAGCTCATGGCTGCATTTAGTCTTTCTGCGAATGTTTTCATACCCACAAATCTATAACTACGGTTATCCAAAGTAAAATAATAAAGGTTATTGCTATTTTTTATAACTTGAGTTATCTTTGGTTATAAGTAATGTCCACAAGAGGTATGCTCATGAATTTAGTAATTCAACGAGCCTTGAAAATTGTCGGTAGCCAAAAGCGCCTTGCCGACAAGTGTGGTGTAACGCAGCCAGCAGTACATAAATGGCTGAAAGGCGGGTTGGTCTCTCCAGAGAAAGTTACCGCCATTGTTAACGCCACTGGAGGGCAGATCAAGGCTTACGAAATCCGCCCAGATTTACCACACCTGTTTCCAAAACCGAATCAGGCAGCATAAGTAACACCGCTCTTTATCAATCTGCACCGCCGACAACGCGGTAACTAATTAATCACTCATCGAAAGATGAGTATTAGTGATTATTTACCTATGGAAATAGTAAGAAATGGAACAAACAAGTTACAGCAAACTATCACAGCGTGACGTTGATCGCGCAGAAACAGATTTACTCATCAACCTGTCAACGCTTACCCAGCGCGGTCTGGCAAAGATGATTGGCTGTCATGAATCGAAGATAAGCAGAACGGACTGGAGGTTTATTGCTTCGGTCTTGTGTGCTTTCGGAATGGCATCAGACATCAGTCCGATTAGCAGGGCTTTTAAGTATGCGCTTGATGGACTCACCAATAAAAAACGCCCGGTGTGCAAGACCGAGCGTTCTGATCAAATACAAATGGAATTTTAACAACATCCAGCGAGGTAATTATATGCGAAACAAAGGCTTTAATCCACCTGATACACACAAAGAAGCTAAGCGTTTGCGCTTCCTTCGTTCCATTGATGAAAGAACTCAAATCTCTTTTGTGAAAGTTGCCAGAACTGAGCTTCTGAAGGCTGAGGCGAGGGCGTTGCTCCCGTCTCTACCAAAAGAGGAGGGATATACGTTCATTCCAAACGCATTTCTGGAAAAGCTGCTCAAAGAAGACATATCCGTAAGTCAGTTTAACGATGTTCTTAAGGTCTTTCGTCAAGGCAGGTAGTTATGAGCAATACAGCAAAAATCTACGATTTCAGCGCCGCACACGAGCGCAGGAGCAACAGGATGGAGAACCAGAAAACTGGTTACATTCCGTTGTACCGGAGCATTCTGAAACAGTCATGGGCGAAAGATGTTTATCTTCGCACCCTGTGGGAAAACCTTCTCCTGAATGCCACCAGAAAGCCATACAAAGCGAATTTCAAAGGTCATGAATGGCATCTGCAACCCGGTCAACTGGTTGTGACAGCAGCTGATTTAGGTCTTCAGTTATGCGACAGGCATGGCAAGCCAGCAAGCCGCGATCAGGTTGAGCGGATGCTTCAGGTTTTTGTGAAAGAGGGGATGATCACCATTGATGGAGAGAAGCAAAAAGGTCGTGTGATTACCATCACAAATTACCATGAATATGCTCAAAAAATGGACGATTCACCCGCACATGAAGCCGCACAAACAACCGCACATGATGCCGCACATGACGAAGCCAGTAATGGCGCGGATTTCAGCGAACATGCCGCACATGAAAGCGCACATGAAGCCGCACAAACAACCGCACATCATGAACAAGAAGGTATTAACAAGAATATAAATAATACCCCCCTACCCCCCAATGGGGGAGGCGATGGGCAGGTTAAACCTGAACGTCGCAAGGCAGAACGAATCGACTACGAATCCTTCCTGAACGCCTACAACACAGAAGTCGGTGACAGACTTCCACATGCTGTTGAGGTCAACGAGAAACGCAAACGCCGCCTGAAGAAAATCATCCCGCAACTGAAAACGCCAAACGTGGACGGTTTCAGAGCGTATGTCAGGGCGTTTGTGCATCAGGCCAAGCCGTTTTACTTCGGAGACAACGACACGGGCTGGACGGCAGATTTTGATTACCTGCTGAGAGAAGACTCGTTAACGGGAGTCCGGGAAGGGAAGTTTGCAGACAGGGGGATTGCATGAGACAGGATATCGAAGCGAGCGTTATCGGTGGCCTGCTGATTGGTGGATTAACGCCAACTGCCAGCGACGTTCTGGCAACGCTGGAGCCGGAGGCGTTTTCAATTCCGCTCTACCGGAAAGCCTTCGAGGTTATCCGTAAGCAGGCGCGAAACAGAAACCTAATCGACGCGCTGATGGTTGCCGAGGCGTGCGGAGAGGATCATTTCACGTCAATCCTGATGACCAGCAAAAACTGCCCGAGTGCCGCAAACCTGAAGGGATATGCCGGAATGGTCGCGGATAACTATCACCGCCGTCTGGTGCTGGAAATCATGGATGAAATGCGTGAACCAATTCAGAGCGGAACCATCGACGCATCTAGTCAGGCGATGGATGAACTTGTAAAACGTCTCTCAGCCATCAGAAAGCCCCGTGACGAGGTTAAACCTGTACGGTTAGGGGAAATCATTACTGACTACACTGACACGCTTGACAGGCGCCTGAGGAACGGAGAAGAGTCCGATACCCTGAAGACCGGAATCGAAGAACTTGACGCTATCACCGGAGGGATGAACGCGGAAGACCTGGTGATTATCGCCGCTCGTCCTGGTATGGGGAAAACCGAACTGGCGCTGAAGATTGCCGAAGGTGTTGCAAGCCGCGTTATTCCTGGTTCTGACGTCCGGCGAGGAGTGTTGATTTTCTCGATGGAAATGAGCGCATTGCAGATTGCAGAGCGAAGCATTGCCAACGCCGGGAGGATGTCGGTTAGTGTGCTGCGAAATCCTGCAGCGATGGATGACGAAGGCTGGGCGCGTGTTGCTAACGGCATGAGTCAGCTTGCAGATTTGGATGTATGGGTAGTCGATGCCTCGCGGTTATCGGTCGAAGAAATACGCTCAATCGCAGAACGGCATAAACAGGAAAATCCAAACCTGTCACTCATCATGGCGGATTATCTTGGCCTGATTGAGAAGCCGAAAGCAGATCGCAACGACCTCGCAATTGCTCACATCTCCGGAAGCCTGAAGGCGATGGCGAAAGACCTGAAAACGCCAGTTATCTCCCTAAGTCAGCTTTCACGCGATGTTGAGAAGCGACCAAACAAACGCCCGACAAACGCAGATTTGCGTGATTCAGGAAGCATTGAGCAGGACGCAGACTCAATCATCATGCTCTATCGGGAAGCGGTATATGACGAGAACAGTAGCGCCGCGCCATTTGCTGAAATCATCGTGACGAAAAACCGTTTTGGCTCACTTGGTACGGTTTACCAGCGGTTCTGCAACGGACACTTTGTTGCATGTGACCAGGATGAAGCCAGGCAGATTTGCACAGCATCAAATGCACCTGCTGCACGTGGCAGACGATATGCACAAGGGGCTGACGTATGACCATCTACATCACTGAGCTAATAACAGGCCTGCTGGTAATCGCAGGCCTTTTTATTTGGGGGAGGGTAAATCGTGGCTGAGTTAATTTTCTCTGCATTGAGGATTCTCGGTGCTATGTGGATGGTGGCGACGTTCATTGTTGTTGCCAGCAGTTTTGTCCGGTTGGTAGGCGAAGGTAAAGACCTGGTGGGTGTGCTTTTCGGTAGCATTTTCCTGTGGGTGATTATCGGTGTTATGCCTGTTGTCGTAGCAAAAGTGGCGTGGCGTTTTGTGAGTTGAACTGAGGGTAAGTACCGATGGACGAATCAAGAAAGCAGTTTTTGGAGTTCGCGAAAAAGCAAAATTTAAGCCTTGCATATGGTGATTGCGGGTATGTTTATTCATCCACGGAAATGGCATGGAGGGCATGGCAGGCATCTCGCGCAGCTATCGAGATAAAACTCGATGACAAAGTGATGGCTGAGGATGATTTCGACAAAGGACACAACTGCGCTATCGATTATTGCGCTGAAGCCATCCGCGCCGCTGGAATCAAAGTGAAGGAGTGAGTATATGTCATTTATCAAATTAACCATGCGATGCAGCATCTATCAGCCACCAAGCACAAGCGCGATAGAAAGCACCAGAAGTGCATATGAGCCCTTGTACGTTAACTCTGACAACATCGAAACCCTATTTGATGCCGGATTTACGATTGTAAGAATGGCAAGTGGTGAGCGGTTCGATGTTATTGAGAAACCAGAAGCTATTTTGGCGTTAATTAATCCATGCGTGCAGAAGGTGAGCCATGAGGAAACTAACGTTTGAACTAAGAAGCCCCATCCATCAGCAGAACGCCATTCAAGCTATCCAGCAAATTCTTCCAGACCCAACCAAACCAATCGTAGTAACCATTCAGGAACGCAACCGCAGCTTAGACCAAAACAGGAAGCTATGGGCCTGCTTAGGTGACGTCTCTCGTCAGGTTGAATGGCATGGTCGCTGGCTGGATGCAGAAAGCTGGAAGTGTGTGTTTACCGCAGCATTAAAGCAGCAGGACGTTGTTCCTAACCTTGCCGGGAATGGCTTTGTGGTAATAGGCCAGTCAACCAGCAGGATGCGTGTAGGCGAATTTGCGGAGCTATTAGAGCTTATACAGGCATTCGGTACAGAGCATGGCGTTAAGTGGTCAGACGAAGCGCGACTGGCTCTCGAATGGAAAGCGCGATGGGGAGATCGGGCTGCATGACTATCAAATCAAATACGCCAGCACACGACAAGGACTGCTGGCAAACGCCGCTTTGGCTTTTTGATGCACTGGATATTGAGTTTGGATTCTGGCTGGATTCGGCAGCGAGCGACAAAAATGCTCTGTGCGCTCACTGGCTAACTGAGGCTGACGACGCGCTCAACTCTGAGTGGGTAAGCCACGGTGCAATCTGGAATAACCCACCGTACAGCAATATCAGGCCGTGGGTGGAAAAAGCCGCTGAGCAGTGCATACAACAGCGACAGACGGTAGTGATGCTTGTGCCAGAGGATATGTCAGTCGGATGGTTCAGCAAGGCTCTGGAGAGTGTCGACGAAGTTCGCATTATCACTGATGGACGGATTAATTTTATCGAACCATCGACGGGGCTGGAGAAGAAGGGAAACAGCAAAGGCTCCATGCTGCTGATTTGGCGACCGTTCATCAGTCCTCGACGGATGTTTACTACTGTATCCAAAGCGGCATTGATGGCGATCGGGCAGGGCGTCAGGAGGGCGGCATGAGGCGACAGCGACGAAGTATCACCGACATCATCTGCGAAAACTGCAAATACCTTCCAACGAAACGCTCCAGAAATAAACGCAAGCCAATCCCAAAAGAATCTGACGTAAAAACCTTCAATTACACGGCTCACCTGTGGGATATCCGGTGGCTAAGACATCGTGCGAGGAAAACAAGGTGATTGACGCGATGATTTATTCGGGGCTATATTCCTCACACGCCAGCAAAATCTGGCGTCGGGATTGGCGTCCCGGATGTTTACGGAGCGATATGAGACGCGCCCGCGTCTTTTTTCATATCGTTTGCACAGTCACATTCGCGATTTATGGCGGGCTGTGTGGGGGAGCTGAAAGGCTCGCCGGTTTCCGTACCCGGTTACGCCAACCCTGCACAGTTCGCCACCAGTTCGATTGGCGTCGTCGGTGGCGATAATTTCCAAATGTACGGAGTTATCGTTATGACCACTCAAATCTCTGTTGAAACTCTCTCCCCGATCACCCATAACCAGATTCCTGTTATTACCACCGAACTTTTGGCGCAGCTTTACGGCACTGAGCCGGTGCGTATTCGCCAGAATCATCATGAGAACAAAGTACGCTTCGTTGAAGGGAAACACTTTTTCAAAGTTGTTGGTAATGACCTTAAAGAATTGCGGGTAGCTTTAAACTACTCACAAAATTTGCAACCATCTTTAAGAGGGTTACAAATTTCCCCAAAAACCCGCTCCCTCATCCTCTGGACAGAACGCGGCGCAGCCCGTCACGCCAAAATGCTCGAAACCGATCAGGCGTGGGAAGTGTTCGAAAAACTGGAAGACTGCTATTTCAGCCAGTGCAAGAAAAATACTGGCAAACAAGAGAAGAAGCCCAACGGGCTTTCCGCAAAAGAAACAGACAGCCTTGTATGGCTGTGGGATTATGCCAACCGCTCACAGGCATTGTTCCGTGAGTTGTATCCCGCATTAAAACTGATTCAGTCTGGCTATTCCGGCATATGCCACGACTACGGCTATGAGTTCTCGTATATCATCGGGAGGGCGAGGGGCGTTTTAATTAATCACACGCGGGATATAGATATTTATGAGCCTGACGGGCCGACGAACCTTCTGGCATGGGAAAGGCTTAAGAACAAAGAGTTGCCGCCTTCACTGCATCGCTACTGACAATGGACAACTTAACAAACCCAGCTTCGGCTGGGTTTTTTATTGGTGAATTTTCAATATGAGAGGACATGACAATGAACGAGCTGATAAATAGCAACGTCATCAAAATGACCAGCATTGAAATCTCTGAGCTTACAGGTAAGCGTCATGACAATGTGAAACGTACTATCGAAATGCTGGCTAAAAATGGTGTTATCCGACATCCTCAAATTGAGGATTGTGGAAGAATCAATGGGTTAGGCTTAAATCAAAGTTTTCGTGTGTATGTATTCGAAGGCGAACAAGGTAAGCGAGACAGCATTATTGTCGTTGCCCAGTTGTCGCCGGAATTCACCGCTCGTCTTGTTGACCGTTGGCGAGAGCTTGAAGACGCTGCGGTTAATATCCCCAAAACTCTACCAGAAGCGTTGCGCCTTGCTGCTGATCTTGCTGAGCAGAAAATGCAACTGGAAAACCAGCTCGCAATTGCCGCACCTAAAGTTGAGTTTGCCGATCGCGTTGGCGAGGCCAGCGGAATTTTGATTGGAAACTATGCAAAGGTTGTTGGTATTGGTCCAAACAAACTGTTTGCGTGGATGCGCGAACACAAAATCCTTATTGCTTCAGGTTCCCGGCGCAATGTGCCAATGCAGGAATATATGGATCGCGGCTATTTCACAGTGAAAGAAACAGCGGTCAATACAAATCACGGAATACAGATATCGTTCACCACAAAAATCACCGGGCGTGGTCAACAGTGGCTGACCAGAAAGCTGCTCGATAACGGAATGCTGAAAGTAACAGGGGAGGCTGCTTAATGGCTAACCTACGCAAAGAAGCGCGCGGCAGAGAATGCCAGGTACGTATTTACGGCGTATGCAATGGAAACCCTGAAACTACAGTTCTGGCACATTACCGGATGGCTGGAATTTGCGGAACGGGAATAAAGCCTGACGACCTGATCGGCGCATGGGCTTGTAGCGCGTGTCACGATGAAATCGACCGACGCACCCATAACCTCGACAACAAAGACGCCAGACTTTACCACCTTGAAGGCGTGATCAGGACGCAGGCGATACTGCTGAAGGAGGGGAAGATTAAGCCATGAACGAATATCAGTTTGTGCTTCCATATCCGCCGTCGCTGAACACCTACTGGCGAAGACGGGGAAGCCAATACTACATCAGCGATAAAGGCCAGAAATACCGAAAAGACGTTCAGCAAATCATCCGCCAACTCAAGTTAGACATTTTCACCAAATCACGACTCCGTATCAAAGTCATCGCAGACGTTCCAGACTCCCGCCGCCGCGACCTCGACAACATCCTGAAAGGTTTACTCGACTCCCTTATCCACGCCGGATTTGCGGAAGACGACGAGCAATTCGATGACATTCGCGTAATTCGTGGTGTGAAAGTATCAGGTGGGAGGCTTGGAATAAAAATCACAGAACTGGAGTGCGCATGAATAACCAGTATTTACAGTTTGTGCGTGAGCAGCTCATTATCGCTACCGCTGATTTGAGTGGGGCAACAAAAGGTCAGCTTGAAGCCTGGCAAGAGAATGCCATGTTCGATACAGGGCGTTACAGGCGAAAAAAAATCCGGTACCGCGATGAAGTGACTGGAAAAATGATAACGCGGGATAATCCACCAATCCCGGGGAAGCAATCGCTGGCGAAGGGGACGTCAATTCCTCTGGTCAGTCCGGTTGAGTTTTCGACATCATCGTGGCGGCGGGCTGTTCTGTCTCTTGAAGAACATCATAAAGCTTGGTTGTTGTGGTGTTACAGCGAGAGCATTTGTTGGGAATATCAGATCGCGATAACACAGTGGGCGTGGAATGAATTTAATACTCAATCCGGTACCAGAAAAATTGCAGGGAAAACGCAGGAACGCCTGAAAAAATTAATCTGGCTGGCGGCGCAGGCAGTAAAAGCAGAACTTTTTGGTGGGGAAGGTTACGAATACCAGGAACTGGCGTTACTGGTGGGAGTAACAACCAAAAACTGGTCCAAGACATTTACTGGTCACTGGGTTGCAATGAAACACGTTTTTCATCGGCTGGATAGTGAAGCTTTATTGTTGGTGGAGGGAACACGTTCAAAACAAAAGGCGGCATTTTCATAGCAAAGTATTGCAAAAGTAGATAAAAAGGCATATATTTCGTGTAAATCTGATATTTTGCCGTTATTATAAGTGATGGCAAAGCCACTAAAACCCGTGACCGAGCGGGTTTTTTACCCCCCAAAAAATGGCATAGACATTAAACGTGATGACGATTGTGCCAATACTTTCTCCATCAATGACGCCCCTTGACTGCATGGAATCCAATTTGTTATGTAATGTGTGTTGATATTTTTGAGTTGTTAATGGTGTTACTATGGATGACAGTGCTCTGTTCAGAAACTCTTCACTTTTTGTTGCTTATATGGGCTGTCTCGGATGGGGGAGCGCTTATTTCTATGGATGGGGTACTTCATTTTACTATGGCTTTCCATGGTGGGTTGTCGGGGCTGGTGTCGATGATGTAGCACGAAGTTTGTTTTATGCTGTGACAGTTATCGTTATATTCCTTATTGGATGGGGAGTTGGTATTGTTTTCTTTTTGGGCATAAAACAAAAGCGCAATATACAAAATTTGAGTTTTATCCGGTTTTTTCTCGCGATATTGCTGCTTTTTATTCCACCTGTTCTGGAGTTTTCTGTAATTCATCAGCATGTTGAGCCAGATGTACTGATTTTCTGCGTTCTTGCTGCCTTTGCAATCACGCTTTTTGTCAGGTCTGGAAGAAGACTTGTTTCAGTCAAATGTTTTTCGGAAATGTCTGTTATTCGCCATCACCGAATTGAGTTCATGATGGCTGGGTTTATGATTTATTTCTGGGCATTCTCTCTTATTGCCGGTTGGTACAAACCACAGTTTAAGAGGGAATATCAGGCGGTCCACTATGAGAATGTATGGTATTACATTATTGCGCGCTATGATGATCGTCTGGTGTTATCTAAATCATACAGGAGTGGGGGTAAGAAATTCGTTATATTTAATAGCGGAAATATTAATGATTTTGAAATTAATACTGTCAGAGTACGTTAAAATTTCCTGAGTAATAAAGATTTTACTGCCCGGCATTGAGCGGTTTTTTTATGCCAGAAAAATGGTGCAGTACATAAAATGTGCAGGTGGTTATTAATACCGGTCTTTCAGCTTGCTGGCTTTTTTGACAAGAGTTATTGGTGTGTCACGTTAACCGGAAAAGGGAAAAAGACATGCTGAAACAGCAGCATATAACTGAAACCGCCAGAGTGGTGTTTAATGAATTAAGCGTTACCGAACCGGCGACAGTCGGGGAGATTGCGCAGAATACTTACCTTTCACGCGAA